AAAGAGTCGGAGTGATCCGGCTTTTTATATGCGCCAACCATAGCGCACAGGAGATCAAATGCCAGAAGAGATGACAAACCAGTCATTCGATGATGACAGCTTTGAAATCGAAGAAGTAAACGAGTCCTCTGACGAGAGTGACGAAGTTGAAACTGAGACTTCAGAAGAACTCGCTACAGAATCCGATACAGATGATTTCTCACTTGATATCAGATACAACGGTCAGAATCAGACACTCAATCGTGAGCAGGCTACCACACTTGCTCAGAAGGGCATGAACTATGACAAGATCAACGAGAAATTACAGCAGGCACTGAACAACCCTGTACTGAAGGTGCTTGAGCAGAATGCCAAGAAGGCAGGCATGTCTGTAGAGGATTACGCAAACAGAATGGCTCAATTCCAGGACACACTGAACATTCAGCAGATCGCAAAGGAATTTCAGTCACAGAATCCCGATGTTTCGGATGCAGTTGCCAATAAGTATGCCAATGAGGTTTATAAGAACCGTTTAGCAGACATCGCCAAACAGGAGGCTGAAACTGCAAAGGCAAACGAACAGGCAAAGCAGAACAAGCTGCTTGCGGAAGTACAGGCATTTAACAGCAGATTCCCCGATGTGGATATCGAGAAACTGCCCAATGAGGTAATTGACGATATCAACGCAGGCACTCCTCTCATGGAGGCTTGGCTGACATATGAGAATCAGCAGTTAAGAAACCGCCTCTCCAACCGCAATACAAACGACAGAAACAGAACCAATTCAGTTGGTAAGGTCTCTGATAACTCGGGTTCCGGTAAGGATGTCGATCCATTCGTACAGGGATTGCTTGGTTAAATAAGGAGAAAATACTATGGCACAGGGAATTAATCTTGCCGAAAAATATTCAGATCAGCTTCAGCAGGCTTTTCTGAGAAAGTCCGTCATTCAGTCCAATGTCAATAACGACTACTCTTTCGAGGGTGTCCGTGGCATTTACATCTACTCTGTTGTTACTCAGCCTCTCGGCGACTACACACGCTCCGGTGTATGGAGATATGGTCAGCCGACAGAGCTGCAGGATGACACACAGCACCTCATTCTGACACAGGACAAGTCCTTCGCAATGACAATTGACAAGGGCAACAACAAGGATCAGATGGGGGCAAAGAGAACCGGCGCAGTTGTTAAGCAGCAGATCGGCGAGCAGGTCGTTCCGTTCTTCGATAAGTATGCGCTCAATGCATGGCACACAGCAGCTGCCTCTCTGACAGCAGCAACACCTACAAAGGCAAATGTTGTTGATATGTTCGCAGATGCACGTGCTCAGTTCGTCAACACCAACATTCCGATGGATGAAGGTGCAATCGCATATATTCCGACATCCGCTACATACAGCAAGCTCCTGCTCAATCCCGAGTTCATCTCTGTTGAGAAGCTCGGTGAAAAGCACCTTGTTCGTGGTGAAGTCGGTAAGTGCATGGGATGGAGACTGATCGAAGTACCGGATCCATATCTGCCGACAGGATGCTTCGCTCTGTTCACACACAAGAGCAAGGTCCTCGCTCCGACAAAGATTTCCGAACTCTTCATCAGAAACGATGTTCCGGGTATCTCCGGCACACTGATCGAAGGTCGTTACTACGGTGATGCATTCGCTCTGAAGACACTCGTCAACAGTACAACCTACAGCTCTTCCAAACTGGAAGGCACAGGCACATTCGCCGTTCAGGGTGTTCTGAAGGCAAGAGCTTCATCTTAACAATTTTGAGAGCCATCAAGGCTCTCTGAGAGGAGAACATTATGACAGTTAAAGAATTATATGAACTGACAAAGGCAATGATGTTTGAAAAAGCAACATCAAGGGATTACGACAACTACTACATCCCGTGGATCAATGTTCTTCTGTCAGAGAATTTTGATCTCGAAAACGCACTGCTCCGTGGAGATGGGGAAACTCCGCTTGATGATATTCCTTCTGTAGCCAGTGACACGGATGAGCTTCCTTACCATGACAAGATCAACAGGGAAGTTCTTCCGTACGGGCTGGCATCGAAGTTCTTCATTGACGATGATCTTTCCAAGTATGACCTGTTCAATACAGACTATCAGAACGCAAGAGCATCGCTGATGAGAGGAAGACTGATGGCACTGACCGATGTATATGAGGTGACTTGGTAATGGCATTATTTGCTCAGAAGACACACGCACCGGCACAGTACAGCCTGCTGAGTATCATTAACCCAGGTTCGGGCGGTTTGAATATACAGGATCTTGATTACCTGTTACCTGTGAAACAATCGCCTAAGATGCTGAACATGATGTATAAGAACGGCATCTTCGGAAAACGTTACGGGCAGGAAGTATATGCAGACTTTGAAGAACCTGTGCTGAGTGTCGGCAGATTTCACAGCGTGCTGTATGCACAGACAGCCACAGGCATTTACAGGTTTGAGGATGGTGTAAAGACCGCCATTCACACAGGAACACTTTCCCATGAAGGGATTTTCTTTGTGTTTAACAAGATGCTGTACTTCCTGTCTGAGGACGTTTATCTGCAGTATGACGGGGAGACATGCAAAGAGGTTGAACCGTATATCCCTGACATTCTGATCGTCAGTAAGCCAGATGGAACAGGCGGGGAAGTGACTGACTATAACTACAATTCCCTTGGAGCTGGATTCAGAGTCGGCTTCAACGGCGATGGCACATCAACGGTATACCACCTTCCGATTCAGAAGAATGAGGACGGCAATGTTATTCCGATGGATGCCACACCAGTTAAAGTACTGATCGGAGATACAGAATGGACAGAAGGCGAAGGAAATCACTTCACGGTAGACCGCACCGCTTATACGGTCACATTCGTTACAGCACCTGCTGAAGGCACTGACAACGTATTTATCACGGCATATGTAACCAATCCTGTTTATCGGGAGAACATTCTCAAATGCAAATACGCAGCATCATACGGAGGAAATAACAACTCGCATCTGTTCTTGGCAGGCAATGGCAAATCAACCTACTACTATTCAGATGTTTTCGATGCTTCTTATTTTCCCGAAATGAACTATGCAACAATCGGATCTACTGAGGATGACATCACAGGCTTCGGACTTCAGTACAATGTGCTGATCATATTCAAGCCTACTGAAGTGTTCAGTATCTCCTACAGCTTTTCAAAAGACACCAATGGTGTTGAAAGGATGCTTCTGACATCACAGCCCGTTAACAATGAAGTCGGATGCGACATGCCGAAGACTATCGAGTATATCGATAACAGACTGACTTGGGGAAACTCCATCTACGGGGTCTGTACGCTTTGTTCTACAGCGATTCTTGACGAGCGTAATGTACGTGTCGTCTCAAGAAATATCAACGGCGGAGAGCGTGAAAACGGGCTTCTCGCAGAGGCTGATCTGAACAAGGCAATTGCCATTGATTATGACGGCAAGTACATCCTGTTCACAGGTCAGACTGCTTACATGTGGGACTATACAAATGCTCCATTCTCTGAGACTACAAGGTACTCAGTGGATGAAATGGCAAAGGCTACCGCATGGTATAAGTGGGACCGCATCGGCAAGGAAACTGTGACAAACGGAATTGTCATTAATAACAAAGCTTATTATGCATCCGGCAACTATGTCTGCACTTTCAATAACAAACTGAATGATTTTGAAACAGATGCTATTGAGTCATGCTATCAGACTCCATTGTTTGATTTTCAGGCATTCGAGTCTCTGAAGACGATCAAGCAGGCATTCTTTGAGGTCCGTGGAGATACAGCCACAAAGATCCATGTAACATATCTGACTGACGATAATCCCGATGGGGAAGCAGATCCCGAAGATATTGAGGTGCCTGCTATCCTTTGGGATTCCTTTGCATGGTCTTCCTTCGGATGGGGAATCATGCAGTACGCAAGGACTTTTGCCCGCAAGTGTTCTGTCAAAAAGGTGATGCTCTTCGGAGTACTGCTTGAAAACAGTGAGATCAACCGTGACATGTCACTCAGCGGAATCAAGTTCAAATACACAATTGTTAAGGAGGTTAAATAATGGATAGCTTTGCATTCACACCGGAAAACGGATTCAAAGATGCATCGACATTTACAGATCCTTCAACCGAAACAGATACAAGAGCACAGTTATTTCTGCCTCATGAGCAGACAAGGGAGTATATCAATGGTACGGTGGTTCCTGCGGTTTCTTTGCTTCAGAATCAGATGCAAACTGTTCTCGGTGCGGTAGGAGACCCTACTGCCATACAGGAAATTCTTGATGCAGTATCTGAGATTCAGGACTTCCTTGAGGCAACAGATGAGCTTGCCTATGTGGGGTAGCTTATGAGAAGAGGAACAACACCAACATATATCGTAAGAATCACCGGCAGGGAAATGGCTGACATGGAACGGGTGGTTCTTTCTTTTGAACAGAACGATGAAGACGGTAATATCGCAACAGAGCTTGATATTGACTGCCACATTGTTTCTGACGGCGCATATGCCACACTGACCCGACCGCAGACTCTTGCGTTTGCCAAGGGCACTGTGAAAAGACAGGTGTCTACCTTGTCGAAAGAAGGCATTTGGGAAACCAATGACATCGGAAAAGAACGGGTGATCGACACCATTTATGAGGATTAGCTATGGCAGATAACTATGAAATTGAAGTAACTCTTGAGGAAACGTTTGGCACCGGTGTGCGGAGCGTTGAACAGACTGTCGCTTCCACTGAATCGGGAGGGCAGAATGAAATCACAGTTACGCTGACCAATGATCAGCAGAATAAATTCTATGTAATGAACGGTCTCAAAGGCGCAGATGGTAAAGACGGAGGGTATCCTGTTGCAGTAAGCACAATGTCAGAAATGACTGACACATCTGTTGTGTACCTGTATGAGAGAGAGACATACAGCTGGAATGGAATCGCATGGGTAAGCAACGGAACCTATGGTGCTCCTGCCACTTACATTACAAAGGCATCTGAAACCGAAGAGATCATCCTTGATCAGCAGGGGAATCACGTTGCAACGGTTAATGGTATTGCTTTGGATGGTCTGCAAGGTGGCAATCCTATTCAGAGTTCGTTTGAAACAAAGCTGTATGCAGTGACAGGTGAGAATGAAGATGGTGCTCTGACTCAGAAAGCCACATCAGAAGCAATTGATGCAGCACAGTTCCTTCCGGTTGTAAATTACCCAGGTTCTGACACATCTGTTGTGTCCGGTGTGAATCTGATGGTGGACCTTAAACCGAACAAGCTGTATAAAGTCAGCGGTATCGGCACAGCATACACATATGTCGCTGTTACTTTAACCGGCAACAAATTGAATGCTTTAAACAGATTCTACATGCAGTTCACTACAGGCGGTACCGCAGTACGGATTGTCTTCCCTTCAAACGTAGTTGTACCTTCAGCCTTCTCGATCAAGACACAGACAAGATATGACATCATCATTGAAGACCGTGTCGCAAAGATTTGGGAAGACGGCAACGCAGTAGGAGATGTGCTTGATGCCACAGCCACTGCGGGTGCTGTCGCTGCATGGCTTGACGGTCATCCGGAAGCGACCACTACAGTAGCAGACGGTTCTATCACAACTGCAAAACTGGCAAGCGGAGTCATCGATGCTAACCTCAGAACATCAGGAGCAGCTGCCGATGAAGCTGTAGTAGGTCAGGA